CCTATCTTTCGTATATTGAGGCAATTACAAAACCTCATCGTCGATTGATCCAGAATGATACAATTGACGCTAAAACGTTAGAGAATCTTCTTAAGAAAGCATTCATTGCTCATAGCTTGAAGGGTTGGGAAAACGTCGAGGCTGAATGGGAAGAACCTGATGCGGAAGGTCATTATCCTAATCTGGTATTTAACGAAGTCAACGCTAACATCTTATTTGATCAGATGCCAGATCTGTATCGTGACCTCCAAGATATTTCTTCTAAGAATACAATCTTCTTAGAAAATGTACGTAAAGCTGACACAAAAAACTAATTGAGGTCCTTCTCTATACTTTGAAGCAAGGACCTATAGAACAGATCATTATCAAACAGGCCGCCCGTGATGGAACGCCTCTTCCGAACTCCATCGCAAATGCACCTGATCTTGAAATCGGTCTTCAACTTTTTTACGTAGCTTTTTTCGAGCTGTCTACCTGTCGTTCCTTTAGTCAAATGTCTGAAGGTCCGATATGGTGGACAGCTATCAATGATTATTGCAATCAATATAACATTAGAGATTCACAGAGAGATGATCTGTTTTATCATCTAAATGAGTTAGATAAAGTTTATCTTGATTATAGAGAAAAGGAAACAAAGAAGCAATTAGATAAAAATGCAAAGAAGGGTAAGATTGGAAAACAGAATGGTAAGTCTTAAAACCTTCTCAGCCCGAATTACTCGTAGAGGTCAAGCCGTAGAACGAAATGCCACTGCTTACGTTAAAAAAGCGGCTGGATTGATTATTGAGGATGTGGTTACTAACACTCCAATTGATAAAGGTACAGCTAAATCAAATTGGCAAGCCGCTGTTAATGAACGTGCTCAAGGAATAATTCCTGCTTATGTTCCAGGAGAACATGGGAGCACTGCTGAATCTAATAACAATATAACTATATCTAAAGCAAAAGAAGCTATTGCTAAATATCGCCATGGTGGTACAATACACCTAACGAATAATCTACCATATATCGGCATCTTAAACGATGGTCATTCCGATCAAGCTCCTGCTGGATTTATCCAGTTGGCACTTCTTAGAGGCCGGGAATATATTCGCCGGACTCGTGCCAAGCTAACAGAGGAATAAGATGTCAAACGAATCAATTGACATTGAAATCCACGAGAGCGGTTCACGTACTGTTCGTCGTAATTTTGCCGATATAGGTTCTGCCGCTGAACAAGCGGCTCGTGGTGTTGATGTTCTTAAGGCTGCACTTTTCGGATTATCTACTGCCACAATTATTAGACAATTTATAACTCTTGCTGATGCTTTTACAACTCTTCAGAATAAACTCAAGGCTGTAGGTATAGAAGGGAATGTTCTAACCACAGTTACTTCAGAATTATTTAAAGTTGCTAATGATACTAGAGCTTCAGTGGAAGCAACTGCTCAGGTTTATTCACGATTAGCACTTAGCAGTAAAGAGATGGGAACATCTCAACAAGAATTATTGTATATTACAAAATCATTGAACCAGGCTCTTATTCTTTCTGGTGCAACTGGTCATGAAGCTGCGGCTGGCCTTTTGCAGTTATCACAAGCTGTTGCATCGAATCGTTTAGGTGGCGATGAATTACGTTCTGTTTTAGAACAATTGCCAGTTGTTGCTGATGTTATTGCTAAACAGTTAGGCGTAACTCGAGGTGAATTACGTAAACTTGGCACAGAAGGTAAGATTACAGCAAAAGTTATCTTTGATGCTTTTAAGACTGCTCGTGATGAGCTTAATGAGAAGTTTGCTAGAACAATTCCAACAATAGCTCAAGGATTTGTTGTCCTACATAATTCACTTCTTGAATATGTTGGAACAATGAATCAAGCTAATGGTATTACTGCCCAGTTTTCAAAACTTTTAGTAATTGTATCTAATAACATTAAGCCTATTGCAGAAGGTTTAGGAATTGCTACTGCTGCTGCGGCAGTTTTCTTTAGTGCTAATATGATTTCTCGTGTCGTAAAGATGGGTGCCGCTTTATTGACACTTTTAGCAGCTAATCCAATTCTTTTATTTATCGCAGCGATTGCGGCAGCTTCAGCTATCATTTATACATTCGGCGATGATATCCTTATTGGCGTAGACAAGGTTACATCTCTTAAAGATGTCTTTCGTTCAGTTGGTGATCAGATTATTCCTATTTTGACATCAATTAATGAAAATGTCGAAAAACTCTGGGACAATTTTACAGTATCTTCTAATTCAGCAATTTCAAAATTTGATTTTTCTTTTGCTGCTATTGCTACTACTACGGCTAGAGAATTCGACACAATCATTGGGATTATAAGTGGAACAGTTGCAGTAATTGTTAGCTTATCTAAAACTATATCTGAAGCTTTTGAACGTACATGGGATAACATTGTCATTCTTTCTATACAGACAACTACAGCTCTTAGTGAAGGCTGGAGTGAATTTGTTTATGTCATAAATGCTGCTTGGGATACTATTTGGAAAATAGCATCTGGTGTTTTTGTAGATATTTATAAAGGAATTATATCTTGGGCTACCAAGGTAGCAGAAATTATTGGCGGATGGCTTCCTGATGGAATTAAGAAGTTTTTTGGTGATGTATACGATTGGGTTGTCAAATTATTTAAGAGCTTAGTTGGATGGATTGTAAATATTGTAAATGATATTAGAGCTTTCTTTGATAAGCCTGTTAAAGAATTTGGTGGAAATTTTAAAGAAGGATGGGATGCGGGGAAAAGTCGACGAGATCAAATGATTGCCGATGCTGAAAAGTTCGGTAAGGATGTAGGCGATATCTTTAAGAAAGGTTTTAATAGTTCAGGTTCTCCTGTAGGAGATTGGCTTACTAAAGTTCTTGAAGAAGCAAAAAATATCAGCGTTACTCGTAAAATCAATGAGATGTTAGCTCGTCAAGATCCGGCTGATCTTACTAAAGGCGGTCCTGATAAAACTAAGCCTCTTCCCGGTAAAGATAATTCTAAGACATTAGAATCTTTAGCCAAGCAGATTCTTGATCTTATTAAGAAGATTGATCCTGCTTCTGCTGCCATGGCTGAATTTGAAAAAGAACAATTATTACTGAATAAAGCACTTGCGGCTGGAGTTATTAATCTTACACAATATAATGCATTAGTTGCATTGACTGGTGAACATTTCCGTTCTACAGTTGATGATGCATTTAAAGCAAGAAAAGAGTTTGATGGTTTAATTTCAACTATGGAGCAGGCTACAAATAATCCTAAACTTAAGAATGTAGGATTTGATCAAGAAGCTGCCAAACGTCAGATATCTGTTAAATATCCAGATCTTTTCTTTGGTACTGATCAAGAAATTAAGAATAAACTCTTCATGTATGAAGAGAATGTTAGACGGATTAATGAGCTTCAAGCTAGACAATTAATGACTGAACAAGAAGCTAATCAAGCTCGAATGATGCAAGCTGAACTTCTAAGACAGGCAATTGTTAATGCTGCTATATCTTCTGCTCAATTTAGATTAAATAGTGGTGCTGGTGAATGGGCTGATGCTTGGTTAGTTGCATTATCTAAAGTAACTGCTGGATTCACTACATTTGCGGCTGGAGCTACAAATGTAATGGGTGAATTTGCTACAGCAATGACAGATGGAATTTCTAACTCAATTGGAAGAGCTATCGTTTATTCTGAAGATCTTGGAGCTGCTTTATATAAAGTTGCTCAAGGAGCACTCGAATCTTTAATTTCTGGATTTATTAAACTTGGACTTCAATGGTTAATCAATGCGGCTATTGGACAAACCATTGCGGCGAGCTCGCAAGCCGCAAGCGTAGCGTTAGCGGCTGCTACAGGGACAGCACTGGCAACCGCTTATGCACCCGCTGCCGCGCTAGCTTCGTTAGCTAGCTATGGTGCTAATGCTTTCCCTGCACAGGCCGCTATCACGACAACAATGGCCGCCGCCCGACTTGCTGCAATTACTGGTTTTATGAAAGGTGGATTTACTGGAAATATGGGTTCAAATCAAGTAGCCGGAATTGTTCACGGACAAGAATATGTATTTGATGCTAAATCAACTAAAAATTTAGGCGTTCGTACTCTTGATAATTTAAGAAGAAATTCACTTAGACCTCCAAGAGGAAATCCAACTTCTGGAGCTACTGCTTCAACTGGTATTGGTGAATTAAATATCTATATTGAAAATCATGGAGCTGGAAAACAATTTGAAATTCAGCAATTAAATGAACGTGATATTCGAATTATCGCTAAAGATGAAATTCGTAAGAATGCTGGTTCTGTAGTTGCTTCAGAATTAAAGAATCCAAATAGTGATGTCTCTAAGTCATTCGGACGTAACACTACAGCACAAAGAAATCGATAATGACTAGATTGCTTGAACTCACACCAGATAGCGATAGCTATAGTGTTGAATTTTCAGATGGTGTAATTCATAATATCCTTGATGGAGGTCGTGGACGTTATAGAAAAGATGTTCTAAATTCTAGTGATGTGATAAGCGTGATGTGGAAATGTAGCAGAAATGAATATGATTATATTCGTGCATTTCATCGTTGGGCTTCAGAGAATGCAGGTACTCCATTTGAAATGGATTTAGTTGTAGATCAACACGTTCTCACACGTCATTTGTGTAATTTTGTTCCCAATACATTTAGACTCCAAGAGCAAAGAGGTCATGCTTATGTTGCTGTAGCTACATTAGAAGTAAGACCTTTAATCTATGATAGTGAAACAAATCAAGCTTTAATTGATTTATTTGAAGCATTTGGCGATTCATGGCCTGAAATGGTTGATAAAATTGACTATGTTATAAACTGGTCAATTCCATCTTATCTTGGAGCATAGAGATCAAACATGGCAATTATTTATTACAATACTTTGAAAGACGATAGACTTCAGCAAGTCATCGACCGTGTTGCTAGTAAAACTCCTGCGGCAGCCACAGGAGCGG